GACATAAGAGACCCTGAGAACCCGCTATATAAATTCTACACAGGCAAGGCGATAATCAGCCTAGAAGACCTGGTGGGGAACGGGAGATACAACAACGAGCCCCACAGGGATATGCAGCCTTTTTCAGCACTCCTGGCAGGTCTGGTGATAGCCTGCGACGCAAAGCTGGTGTTTGAAATTGGGACAGGATACCTTCGTTCTACCAAGTCCTTCCTGTGGGGGCTGGAGAAGACGGGGGGTAGGCTAGTGAGCTGTGACCCCGTGAAAAGGTGGGACAGCTTTAGCCATCCGCAATTCAAGTTTATACAGAAGAAGTCCAGCGAGGTTCTGGGAGACTGGAAGGACGAGATAGACCTGCTCTTCATAGACGGAGACCACTCGCTGGAGTCTGCACGGTTCGACTTGGAGAAATTCGGCAGGTTCGTGAAAAAGGGCGGGCTGATAGTCCTGCACGACACGAGCTACCACGACGGGCCGAGACGGGTTGTCAGCGAGTCCAGGCCTGGAGATATGGGTATGATACATTTCCAGAAAATACCAGGATTGACAATATATCAGAAGGTGAACTGATGGAGCTAGACATAATCCACAATGAGGACTGTCTGGAAGGAATGAAAAAATTACCTGACAGTTCTATCGATTTAGTAGCTACAGACCCACCTTACGGGATTTCCTTTATGGGAAAGCAGTGGGATAGGGCTATTCCCTCCATTGATATTTGGAAAGAATGCTTACGGGTATTGAAGCCTGGTGCTTTTGCCTTTGTGATGTGCATTCCTCGCCAGGATTGTCTGTCGAGGATGATTGTCAGTCTGAAGGATGCGGGATTCAATGTTAATTTCACCTCAATTTATTGGGCTTATGCGAGCGGATTTCCAAAAGCAATGAATATATCAAGGGTGATAGCAAAAAAAGAAGGGGCAAAAAGGATAGGAGCAGGATCAAAAGGCAATACTTTTCCCCCTGAACACAATTACAGGGAATATGAGCTAACTAGCAATGCCAAAACTTTTGATGGCAGTTACGCAGGTTTCCAGCCAAAACCCGCAGTTGAAATTATTCTTGTGGTGATGAAACCTCTATCCGAGAAAACTTTTGTTAACCAGGCAATGAAAAATAGAAAGGGAATTACTTGGCTGGATGATGCAAGGATACCGTATAAAGAAACAGATAGCATTATAGCTAAAAATCCTCATACCGCAAGCAAAGGAAGTGAGGCATATAACAATGTTTGTTATGGGAAATATAATCCTACAAATAATTATGATCCTATCAATTCTCGGGGTCGCTTCCCCGCTAATTTATTGGTGAGTGATGATATACTGAACGATGGAAGGGATAGAAAAAGCGGAGGAAATGAGAAGAAATATAATAGACAATTCAAGCCTGATAAAAATAAATTTTTAAGCACTGTAAATCCTAATAACAGCAAAAATATAATTCTTAGAAGTTCTGGCTCTTTCTCCCGTTATTTCTCCCTTGACGCTTGGTGGGACAGAAAAATAAAATATCTTTCCGATAATGTCGGGAAGACATTCCCTTTTCTGATTGTGCCGAAGGCAAAAAAGGCAGAGAGAAACAGGGGATGCGAGGGATTGGAAGATAAGAAAATAGATGGGACTGATAATAATTCTTATATGGGGATTGAAAGTGCTGGCAATAGAAAGTTGATGACAAAAAATCATCATCCCACCGTCAAACCCCTTAAACTTATGAGTTATCTTATCACCTTAGGAAGCAGGCAGGAAGATATAATACTTGACCCGTTCGCAGGTTCGGGAACAACCCTGATATCGGCTAAGATATTAGGTAGGCATTATATAGGTTATGAGATAAACCCTGAGTATTGTAAGATAGCAAGAAAAAGGCTGGAAGCGGAAAAGACTCTGTGGAGTGTGAAATAGATGGCAGGGACAAGACTGATATGGAAGGGAAAAGAGCTGGAGAAACTCATAGGGCAGAAGTCTGCCAGGAATATGCAGACTGCGGCCTATTTCCTCGAGGGCGAGATAAAGAAGAGTATGAAGGCAGGGGGAGGCAGAGGCAAGTCTCACATACCAGCCCCGCCTGGCGAGCCACCCCACGTTGACACGGGAAGGCTCAGGCGCTCGATTACCCACGAGATAGAAGTTACGGACAAGGGAGTCATTGGGAGAATAGGAACGAACGTGGATTATGGGAGATACCTTGAGTTGGGGACGTCAAGAATGAAGGCTAGGCCATTCCTCAGGCCAGGCCTCGAGAAGAATAAGAGAAAGATAGCTCGGATTCTAGGGAGGGAGTAGGATGGCATTGGATTTGAACGACATAGCCGCAGCCGTATACACAAAACTGAACGTATCGGACATAACGGACACTGCAACAGGCGGAGTTCACTACCACAAAGCTCCGCAGGGGACTGACTACCCTTATATCACTTTCTGGTTTGTGAGCGATGTCCCTGACGACGGGTTCAACGAGTGGCGGGATGACGCCCTGCTCCAGATAGATGTCTGGTCTGACTCCAACTCAGCCTACGAATGCCAGAACATTATGAAACTCGTGGCTACTGAGATGGACGAGGCTAGCCTTTCACCCACGAATTATTCGGCATTTTTCTGCCAGAGGAGTATGACGCACTTGTTATTTGAGGATGAATTGAATATCTATCACGGTATCCTGGAATACCGTGTGATGTTTGAAAAAAATAAATAAGCGAGGTGTTTTAAGATGGCTGGAGACACACAAGCGAAAGCGGGGTATGGAGGCAACATTTATATCGGGACGGCGAGCTCTGATCTGAATGCGATAGCGGAGATAGGACACTGGACGATGAGTATTTCCGTAGATGCATTAGAGACTCCCCAGTTCAACCAGGACAGAACACGGATAGCTGGCAAGCGAGATGCATCTGGCTCTTTCGACGGAGCTTGGTATGCCAACGATACTGACGGGCAAAAAGTAGCCCAGGATGCGGCACTCGACGGAACAGTCGTGTATCTGAAGCTGGAAGCGGAAAGCGGGAAATACTACACTCTCTGGGCTCTCATCACGACTGAGTCAATCGATGTCGCCCACGACGGTGTCGTAACTGCCAGTTTCGACTTCGTTTCGACAGGAAAAATAGCAGTCGGCTATACCAGCGGATAAACAGACTGCTAGGCAATCAAAAAGGGCTGGGCTACAGGCTTGGGCTGATTTGCTTCTCCGAGCCCGACAGTCCTGAAGGAGAAGTAAACGAAAATACAGGCAAGGAGTGAACAGATGTCAGATTTAGCGGATATGGTTGGTGCACCTAAAAAGGTGACCATAAAGGGCAGGGAATACCAGGTATCGCCCCTGACCATCAACGACCTGGCTGAGTTCGAGGCTGAGGTCAAGAAGATAAGAAGCGAGGACATCAGGAAAGAGCTGAAAGAGGCAGGACTGCCCGATGAGATAGTCGCCCAGAAAATAGTAGAAAATGTTTCGAAGTCTATATCAATGGATGATGTAACAAATGCGATGGGGACGATGAGAGGGACTCGCTATCTTCTCTGGTGCGCTCTAAGAAAGAACCATAAAGAGCTGAAGCTGGAGGATATGGGAGACCTCATAACCCTGGATAACTTCGATGAGGCGACGGGCATCATCACCCAGCTCGGAGGTAGAGCTGTGGAGAAGGCAAAAAACGCCCGAAAGGGGAAGGCTACGAAGTAAGCTGGAAGGAAGCCTTTCCCAGGATAACCAAGTTCTACCATATATCCCCTCTCGACATCCCCAGACTGACTCTCTACCAATATCAGGCGTATGTGGAGGAAATGGGGGAGATAGCCAAAGAGCTGAGCGGGGAGAAGACCCACAGACACAAGTCGTTCCTGGATAAGCTGAGGGAGAAAGCCAGGAAGAGAGGACTGAGATTGCCCAAAGGGGTAAAGATGCACAAAGGGCTGACAATGCCGAGGAGACGATAAATTATGCCAGTAGGAAGCAAGCTAGCTGAGGCGTATGTGCAACTGCGAATGCAGACTGCCGAGTTTAACAAGGATTTGCAGATGGCTCAGGCAAAAGTCAAGACTTCAGTGGATGGGATACAAAAAAAGCTGAGCTCGATTGACTTTAAGAAAATAGGGATGGGAATGACTGTTGCCGGGGGAGCTATCACAGGTGCACTGGCACTGGCGACGAAATCAACCATCGAATTCAACAAGGAGCTGGCGAATGTAGCCACCCTGATTCCCAAAAACACCGCACGGGTAGAAGAGTTGAAGAGCGGTATACAGACGCTAGCAACAGAGGTGGGGAAAAGCACCACAGACCTAACACAAGGTTTATATCAGGTTATCTCTGCCTTTGGAGATTCATCTGCTTCTATGGGAATTCTGGAGATAGCGGCAAAAGGAGCGACGGCAGGAGTCGCCTCCACGACTGATGCCATCAACCTTCTTTCCGCAGTCACCAAAGGCTACGGAGACACCTCGCTTGAGGCAGTGGAAAAGGTCAGTGACCTGGCTTTTCAGACAGTGAAGATGGGACAGACTACATTCCCTGAACTGGCAGGAAGCATTGGTAGGGTTACTCCTTTGGCTGCCACACTGGGAGTGAGTATGGAAGAGCTCTTTGCCGTGATGGCCACAGGGACAGGCGTGACAGGAACTGCATCAGAGGTATCGACGCAACTGAGGGGGATACTGCAGTCCCTGCTATCTCCGACAGCGGATATGGCGGAGTTGATGCAGACACTGGGGTATGAAAGCGGACAGGCTATGATACAACAGGAAGGTTTATCAGGAGCACTTCAGATTATTTCTGACGCTGCCGTGAAATCAGGGCAACCGCTCCAAAAATACATCTCCCAGATAGAAGGACAGACCCTTGCTTTGGCTCTGACAGGAACGCAGGCAGATACCTATATAGAAAAACTGGAAGCAATGAGGAATTCCGCAGGGCTCACAGAGGAAGCCTTCCGAGAACAAGCACAGGGAATAAATGAGACTGGTTTTGCCTTTGAGCAGACTAAACAGCAGATGATTGTCCTAGCCCAGAAGATAGGGGACGAACTTCTCCCTATTTTACTGCCGCTTGCCAAGCAAATAGCTGAAATAATAGAGAAAATAACAGGATGGGCTAAAGAACATCCTAAAATAACTGAAGCTGTAACTAAGTTTGCCGCAGTGCTCGGGCCACTTATGGTTGCAGGCGGGCCTCTCTTGATGCTCGCTCCGACTTTTTCCGCTATTGCGGCTGCCCTACCTGGACTGATTGCCGCTTTTGCTCCCCTCTTGGGCCCTATGGGAATTATAATGGGAATAGCCGCTGGAGTAGCACTCTTATATAAAGCCTGGACGGAGAACTGGGGAGGCATACAGGAGAAGACAAAGGCAGTCATCAACTTCCTGAAAGACATCCCCGACAAGGTGATCAGACTGTTCAAAGGTATAATCAACTGGTTCAAGAACAACTGGATACTTTTCTTTGGACCTGCAGGGCTAGTTTATAAAGCCTGGACGGAGAACTGGGGCGGAATACAGGATAAAGTAGGAGAAATTGTAGAAGCCATAAAAAAGCCGTTCCTTAATATCGGGGAAAAGTTTAGGAAATTCGGCAACGAGGCTTTTGGCAAGGCAAAAGGATTTCTCAAAGGAATAACTGGCTGGCAGACACAAATAGAAAATGAAGTGGCAAAATACGGCAAGGCTATCATAGATTATTTCAAATCCCTTCCGGGTAAGGTCTTCAAAGCAGGACAGGAAATCATAATGAAATGGGTAGATGGCATAAAAGGAGCAGTAGACAAAGTCAAGCAGGCTGGGGGATGGATTGCTGGGAAGCTGGCTGATTTCATCGGGCATTCTTTACCAAAAGAGGGGCCGTTGGCTCACCCCGAACGGGGAGGAAAGTCAATTGTAGAAGCCTGGCTGGAAGGGATAGGAAGTAGAAAAAGAGAAGTTGAGCAGGCAGGAAAAGATATGGGGGATAATCTGAAGGATGGCTTACAAAGATCCCTCGAAAAACAGTTGCCTATGTGGGAAAAATTCACAAAGGAAATCAAAAAGCAGGTCGGAGATATGTTTGAGAGTATGAAGGAGTCAGCCAGGGATTACTTTTCCCGTATGGAAAACTGGCTGGCTGGCACAGTCAATCTCATCAGCGAAGTCATAAAGGGCGAAAAGAGTATGGGGGACGCACTTCTCGAATTCATATATGCCATCCCAGGAGTGGGAGAAATGGCTAAAGCCTTCATAAACCTCATAGATGCACTGGGCCAGTGGACATACAATCTTCTCTGGGGAAACAGAGAGCTCTCAGAAACAGAGAAAACAGTGAAAAGGCTCACCAACGGCATCGAAAAAGCCTTCAATGATTTGGGGATGTCCCTGCACGACAGCCTCCAAGGAGCGAAGGATGACCTTGCCAGCATACAGCAACAGCAACTCGACCTCCAGAAGAGCACAAGGGACAAACTGATAGACGAGCTGGACAAGTATTACGATTATCGTGACCTAAAAGAGAAGTCTCTCACTGAGCTTCTGGAACTGGCGGAGCATACAAGAACGGAGATACAGGCCAAAGGGGTGGATGCGGTTCTCCAGAAGAAAGAGACTGCCGCAGAGATAGAGATGAAACAGAACGATAAGGCTGTTTCTGCCCTTGACACGATAATCGAGTCATACCAGAAAGAGCAAGACTTGCTCAGCCAGAAGGCTCTGCTTCTCCAGGCAGAGATAGCGCTCCTAGAATACAAGGTAAAAATCCAGCAAGCAGAAGAAGGAGCAATAGTAAGCCAGAAAGAAGCAAACGACGCACTCGAAAAAGCTAACGACCTTCTGAACGAATACAACGAGAAATACGGGGACAGCACGGAAAAGGCAAAAGAACACGGACAGGCAGGAAGGCAGGCGGCGAAGGACATCAGCGCAGCCACAGGAGATCTGATAGAGAAACAGAAGGCAGTGGAACAGCACCTGCAGGAGCAGATGAAAGACCTCTACGAGTTGAGGATGCGGGGAGAAAAACACATACAGGGACTCGGGCTGAAGTTCACCGAGCTCGGCAATAAAGTGGGTAGGATGTCATTCAAAATCCCTGTAAATTTCGATGTCGCCAAGCTCAGACTGCCCAGCGTCAGGGGAATTAGCGTCCCCGTGAGGTTTAACATAGAGGAGCTGAACCTCCCCAAATTCCAGACAGGGATACCCTATGTGCCCGAGACAATGCCAGCCATACTCCACAAAGGAGAGCGGGTCATACCTGCAAGCCAGAACAACCCTGCAAGGCTCGGCTTCGGCGACATACACATCCCGGTAAGGATGAACATACAGAACGTGAACACCAGAGCCGACGAGGAAGAGCTGGTCGACGTGGTGAGAGGCGCAATAAGAAAGGAAATAGACGAAAGGCTGAGGCGACCGTAAAATGGCTATACAACTAAAAAACTCAAGCAACACGGTAGTTTACGAGTTCCCCTCTGGGTGTGAGCTCGTTGAAGAGAGCTGGGAAAAGAGGCTGGACACGGAAATACGGGCATACCAGAATGGTGCTGTGCTCATAGGTGATGAAATGGTCAAGCCCCGCATCATCACCGTTCACGGAATATTCAACGCTACCACCATCAACACCACATACGGGGCTACTCTGCTTATCAACCTGAAAGAGATGAAAAAGCAGTGCTACACGCAGGACTTGCGCCTTTATCCTGGCTCGCAATACACGGACGAATTCTACTACGTGGAGTGCCTGAGCTTCGAGCCTACATTCCTGGGGATGACTGAGGCAGTCGAGGTCTGGATTGATTTCCAATGTAGCGACCCATTCAGGTATTACAAAGACGAG